GTCAAAATCAGTAGCTTCTTGGTCGCCTGTGTTTGTTCCACTTGTGTTCTGAACAACTGTCAATTCAGCACTTGAAAGAAACTTGTTTGTTGTTCCTTGTGCCATATTGTCCATATCAAAAGCATCGTCAGCAACATTGGTTGGGTCATAAACAGAAGCTAACATATCACCAGAACCTTCACCATCTAACCCTTTTTGAGCAATTAAAGCCCAGTAAGTAGTGTCTGTTGGTAGATGTCCTGTGCTTTCTAAAATACATCTATAAGACGAACCATTATAAAATAAGGCATCATCTACATTATAAGTTGTTGCTCCACTGTATTCTGTGTTTAGCCAATTCAACCCCCTTTCGCCAGTGTCTCCTTTTTCACCTTTATATTTTTTCCACAACCCAGCAAAATCAGAAGCTTGTGGGATTGGTATTTCTGTGTATGTAGATAAAACAGCAATATAGTCAAGGGTTGAGTTAAATGTTGTAGTAAAATCTGTTCCAGAGTCATCGGAGGCATAAGCAATATAAATATAAGCATTGTCCCCCTTTTCACCATTGACAACATCAAATGTTGTTGTTGTTTCGTCTGAAAATGTAATTGTATAAGTATCTGTAAGTCCAGATGTTCCAGTCTTTTCAATACTAGATATTCCGTTTCCAGTATCTCCCTTGTCTCCTTTCGGAATTGTAAAGTTGAAAATTGCATCACTTGTTGTTCCAGCATTGACAACAGAGGCTTCTGTTCCAGCGTCTCCTGTTGTTGTCGTTCCAACATCCACAGTTGCGTTATCTCCCGTATCACCTTTTGCCCCATTTGTTACAGTAAAGGTTTTTGTTGTTTCGTCATCGTAAGTGATTGTATATGTATCAACCAAACCCTCTGTGCTTGTTTTTTCTATACCAGATATTCCATTTCCAGTATCTCCTTTTAATTCTATTAAAATGTTTTCAATTTTTATGGTTGTGCCATCGCTTTTTGTAAAAACTATATCATCACCAGAAACACTAGCATCAACAACCGAAGCCCCAGTATCTCCTTTTGTTCCTTTGAGGTCAACCTTTGCCCCAACCAAAATAGCTTCTGTTCCATCGTCAAGATTAAAGTGTAAATCATTTCCAACAAATTCTGCTGTTATTATTTTAGCTCCATCGTCTCCTTTGTCCCCTTTGTCTCCTCTTGGTATTTCAAACTTAAAAACGGCGGCAGAGGACGAGCCAACATTGGTAACTTTTGCACTTTGCCCCGCGGGTAATGTTGTTGTTGTTCCAGCTGTTACTGTTGCTGCGTTACCTTTTGCCCCCTTGTAATTCTTCCATAAACCAGAAAAATCACTAGCTACGGGGCTAGGTATTTCTGTATTTGTAGACAAAACGGCAATATAGTCCTTTGTTTCGTTAAATGTATTCGTAAAACCATTGCCATCTTCATCGTCAGCATAAGCAATGTAAACATAAGCATCCTCACCTTCAACATCAGATTTTGGAGCTTTGTAAACTCCGTCATCGCTAGAGCTTTGGTATATTAACCAATCTGTATTTGTTGGTTCTCCTTGTGTTAAATCTTTAATTTCTACTTTGTCATCCATATTTAATTAAAAACTTGTTATGCTCTTTAGTCTGTTCACAAAGCTTTTATTAACAACAACAATCTTCTTTCCGTCGTTTGTAACTATGTATTTACTATCGTGTGTGGAAAGAAATCCGAGTAATAATTGTTTAACTCTGTTTAACCAAGCCATAAAGATTAAAGTTTTTCAGCTAAAATTGATATTGCAGATGTTATTTCTGCCCCACCTGCTGGAGCTGTTATTGTAAGCAAATCACCCTCCATAACAATAAAAGGTTTTAGTAGTTTTTCTGGGAATATTGTGTAGCGAGCGTTTGCATCACCTGTCATTAAAACAGCATCATAGTCAGAACCAAGCCCTGAGTCTAGATTAACAGTTACCCCCGCTTGAGTTGGGTTTGCTGAATAAGAGACTACAACTTGGTGAACTAGATAACGAGAACCAATCTCAGTAGAAACTGATAACTCTGTGTTTGCTGTTCCTTTTCCGCTAAATATTTTTAATGATTTCATATTTTTATTATTCACCACCCCCGCAAAAGCGAGGGCTTAGAATATTTAGTTTAGTAATTAAGCAACTGCTCTGAATACAATCAGATAACTATCATCTGCTGGGTCAGCTGGAAGTGTGTCTACAGCTGCACAAGCGGCAACAGAGGCTGCTCCTGCGACGGTAATAGTTACAATTAAGTCATCAACAGCCAATCCTTCAAGTGTTGTTCCTGTTATTGTAGAACCACGAACAAAAAACTTAACAATGTGGCTAGGTGTAATTCCTGCTGCTAATTTAGCAAGAGTTACATTTGCGTCTTTGATTTTTGCTGTTTCAACTGCGTCTGCTGCTAATTTTCCTGCGGTAACATTTAAGTCTTTAATTTTTGCTGTTTCCACTGCATTTGCGTTAATCTGTAATGCTTCAATAGCACCGTCTGCAATTTGTGCTGTATCTACCCCTTTGTCTGCGATTTTAGCACCAGTAACATTTTTTGCAACAATGTTAGCTGTAACAACAGCATTGTCTGCTAATTTATCTGCTGTAACTGCGTCATTTTTAATCTTTGCTGTTTCAACTGCATTTGATGCCAATTCTGTAACAGTAACTGCTCCTGCTGCGATTTTAGCTGTTGTAACTCCGTCATCTGCTAACTCAGCTGTTCCGATAGAACCAGCGGCGGCGTGAATATCACCGTAGATTTTACCGTCTTTGTCAACAAGGGTTACATTGTTTACCTTTATTGCGTCTTCTTTTGAGACGTGTATGTCTATTCCTCTATTAAATGGTTTCATAATATTTTTGTCTTCTTGCGAAGAGAATTATTTTAATAATTACTTACCTTTACGGGTTGGATAGAGTGCTAAATACCGACCACTTTAGCACTCAACCCAACCCATAAGGGTTAGGTGCTTAAGCTATTTCCAAGCTGAAGCGTTAACACGAACACGAACTGCTACACGAGCCCCGTCGTCAAACATCTTTGTTCCCAATCCAACCAAAGATTTAACCAAAGTGGCAAAACCTTTTTCTTTCTGGATTGTTTCAATCTCTTTGATTTGAAGAACTAAATCAATCATTCCACGATTACCCATAATAGCTTGCTGTTCTTGAGCTGACCAACCGTCTGTTCCGTCAGTTAAGGCAGAAGAAACAACAATATCACCATAACCAGTTAGAGCCATTGCTGCATCTGATGTTATAGCTATATTTCTCTTTTCATTCAATACAAACCTGTTGTAAGCAGATACTGAACCAGTAGCTTCTTTCCAAGTGGTTCCCTTGCTGGCTGCATCACCCTCAATAGCGGCCTTTAGGTTTGCTCTTGAGTTTGCAGCAGCGTTACCAATAAGAACTACTATATTAGATGTAGCACTAGCAGGGTTATCAATATCAGCTACGAATTCAAAGGTAACACCTGCGATTGTAACAGTGTTAGTAGCTGTTGGCTTTTTTGCCAAGCCAAGTGTAGCACTGTAAGGTAGGTTGTTGCTTTGAATAACAGTATATCCATTCCAAGGACCGATTACTCCATTCAAAAGAGTAGAGTCTCCAAGAGATGACTCTCTTTGAGCTTTTACTTTTCTCATAGTTGCAATCATATGTGGACCGAAAACTGCAATTCTGTCTCCATAAGGAGCGTCAACTGAACCAAGTTTGGTGTCAGCTTCTTCAAATATATCTAGTATATTTGATGTATCTACGGTTAAAGCAGAACCATCTGCGGCTTGTATTACATTAAAGGCACCAGATATTTTATCCATAACGGCTTGTTCAATGTAATTGTTGTGAACCTTCATTTGGTCAGCTGCTGAAATTGAGGTCAATGGGTATCTTGTCTGATTTGCATCAGTGATGTCAATTTCATCTGCGGCATAGCTGAAATCATTAACTTCAAGAGTTTGCTTTGTGGCAGTCTTTCGGTTAAATGATATATCGTTATAAGGTGTATATGTTCCAGATTGAGGAAGAGAGATTATAGGTCTGTGTGCCTTTCTTCCGTCTGTGGAAATTAAACCTTCTAGCTGGTCGTTAGAGAGCATAGCAATCGCTGTGTTCTCAACGAACAAAGTTCTTTGCATATCCCCCCAAAATTCTAATTTTAAATCATCCATATTTTATCTTACTAATAAACTTTAATAATGCGATAGTTCATTAGCAACATTTCACTTACTTATTTCTAGCTTTCTTTGCGTCATCCCAAGCCTTTCTCCCTTCTTCCGTTGATAAATCAAAGTCGTTAGGGTTTAGGGGTTTATCTGGGTCTGTAACAACATAAGAAGAGCCTTTGTTAGTCCGAGAAATAGTTGCTTTCTCTATCTTTTTTTGAGTTTCCTCTTGTGCTTTAAGATACTCAATGTAAGGGTCTTTAGATGCCTTTGAAATAGATAATCCTTTCATTGAGGCGAGTTTTTTAATCTCATCTTTAATATCATCGGAGTATTCTAGTTCCTCTAAATCTCTTTGCATAAATTGTTCTTCAACAATCTTTTTAGCTTCAAGAATAGGGTCTAAATCCTTATCTTTCTTTTCTACTGGTTTAATAGTAGATAGTTTTTCTCTTAATGCTCTCTTTTGTGAGACAACCTTACCAAAAGATTTTCGCTGTGCGATTATATCTTCTGTTAATTTCTGAATTAAATCAGCGTTGTCTTCCTCGTCTAATTCGTATTTCTCTATAATAGAGTTACGAATTTCATCCTCTTTAGAGTCTTGTAGAGCAATTTCTTCCTCTTTTAACTCCTCAGCAGTAGGTTGCTGGTTTAGATTTTCGTCTAACATATTTTTATTTCGCCTTGTAGGGCGTGGTTAGTGAGCTTGTCAGCTCTAATAAATAAAGTGGACTTTGTAGAGTCCACTCTGTGTTTAAAACCCTTGTAAGTATTAAACACAGAGCAGAACCTGCAATGTTACAAGGGTTAGTATTCTATTTTATAAACAACAATAAACCGAGCTTGTCGGTTTTTCTTTTTAATTTTTTGTAGCAATGACTATTTTCATTTTGTTAGTTTTTATCGGTAATTATATTATAACATTTTATAAAACAAAAAGCAAGTTTTACACCATAAACTTTCTGGCTTGTTGCTTCTTAAACTCATCACGATTGACTAAAACTTGTATTTCCTCTTTTTCTCTTCTGTCTGGGTCTGTTCCACCATCAACAATACCAACTAAACCATATCTCACAGCATCCATTAAGTCTGATTTGTAGTGATTAGGCTTTCCTTTTGGATTTCCGTCTTTATCCTCATCCCAAGCATAGCATTCATAAGCTTCCCAGATGTCCTTGCTTCGTCTTGTTACTGATATTCTTTGCCCAGAAACAACCTTAATACCATAAGAGACAGAGT